TTCGATGAGGGGATATTGCGCGCGGTCGCGCCACCTGTCAAGCGATAATTGCAGCACGTCGCTTGACAATTGCAGGCTCTTTGTTATTGTCGTGTCCATGAACGGCGAACCGCGAGAGCGAGATCTGGCCCTTCAACGGGCGATTGAGGTTGTGGGCGGTATTTCCGAGCTTTCGCGTCGGCTCGGCATAAACCGCCAGGCCGTCTCGGTCTGGCGCCGCTGCCCCGCCTCTCGCGCCCGAGCTGTCCAGACAATCACAGGCGTCCCGCTGAGCGAGCTTAGGCCAGACCTGTGGAAACGGGGAGAGGCGACGTGAGCCGCCTTGTCCAGCCCTCCGAAAAGCAAATCACCGCGGCTGTACTCGATCACTGGAAAGCCGGTGGCCTGCCCAACACGCTGGTCGCCTCGATCCCGAACGCGGGAGCTTTCGGGCAGGCTGGGCTCACCAAAGGACTTCCTGATCTCTTGGTGATAGGCCCCCGTGTGCCTGGTCGATTGGGCTTCATCGAACTCAAGGCGATGCGCGGCAAATTGTCGCTCGAGCAAGAGACATTCAAAATGCTCTGCTTATCGCTCGGCATTTCTCATGCTGTGACCTATGGCCGCGACGAGCCGATCTACGTGCTGGAAACCTGGGGCGTTGTAGGGAGCGTTTCGAGTCATGACTGAGTTGTTCAAGCGCCCGACCGCGCGAGGCGGTTGGATTGTCCGTCGCGTTGACCGGGCCGAACGGACCGATGAATTGAGAGCGGCGTATCAGGCATGGCGCAGGGCGCAGCTTGAATCGACCGCGCCCGAGCTGAGCCGCTATCAATCGATGTTCGGCTTGCAAAAGCCGGTCACGCTGCCGGCGCTGAAATTTCTAGGCCAGACGAAATCGAATTGACATTCGGCCGAATCAGGGCGTAGCCTTCAAAAAGATGGCGGGGAGGCTCTTGCAAAGCCTTCGACCCGCCGACCCAAGCGCGAGGGACAATCGCGAATGAGCGTTTCCCAGATACCCCCACAAGAGCAGAAAATCAAGCCCATTTCCCTGGGCGAGCAACTTTCTGCGGTAAAACTGCTTCGCGGCGCAACTTTCTCGCGCGCATTCCCAAATATGCGCAATTCTGAGGCCGAGCGCGTGAAACTCGCGCTAGATGCTGCGATTTTAACCCTTTCACAACTGACGGATTGGTGAATGAAGCAGGCGTAAGCCCTCATGCTTGCCGTCATGGCTGGCGTCGTCGCCGAGGGATGCCCGAGGGTCGAAAGTCCGACAGGGGCCGACTGACATCTTGCGGACGCTGTTAGCGCAAGCGCAGCTGGGGACGATGGCGGCCGGCTCGGCGGTTCATAGTCCTAGAGACTCCCGCCTTCCTGCGACATTTTGTCGTGGGGGGTCGGGGGGTCTTTGGGGCCTCCCTCGACCTCTCAACGGTTCATGAGCTTGGAAACTAACAGACAATATGGAATTGGAGAACAGAAAATGGCTTCCGACATTTCGCTTGCCGCCAACATCGTCGAATTCGCCTCGATTCCGATAGCCAGAAAGCGAAAGACGACACCGGCCGAGAGAGCGGAAGGCGACGAGGCCCTGTTGGATAGAATCAGCGATCTATGGAACGAATGGGCGACTCGGCGCAGCTGCCCGAGAGTAAGGTTCTTGACCGCCTCGCGTGCGGCGCATTGTCGCAGGCGGATTGCGGACTTGGTTTCAGCGACAGGATTGGACGCAGACGCGGCCTTCAAGGCGCTGTTGGCCAAGTGCGACGAGAGTTTCCTGGTGAAGGGAACCCCCCGCAAGCCCTTGGCTTTCGACCAGCTCTTGCAAGAAAGCTTCATGGTGAGGATGATGGAAGGGGAATTTATATGGAAGCCTCGGCGATGAATGCTTCGCCAAAGCTGCGCAAGCGCAAACGGCTAAAACTTACGCGCGAACAGAAAAAGGCGATTTGGGCAAAACCGACTGCTAATGCTGGCGCGGGATGGGATGCAAAGTGGTCTGAGCCGCGTGATCCGATCAAATTTCTTCGCGAGGATTCCTGATGGCTAAGCCGAAATCCATCAAGCCTCAGACCGCGAGCCTCAATCAGCTCGCGTTCAAGCCTCGCCCAGCCATTCTCGCCGAGCCTGAGATCGGCCCCGAGGAGCGCCGTCGAGTCGGGGCGATGATGGCGAGCCTGGCGAGCAAGCTGACCTACGCCGGAAACAAGAAGCGCCAACCGGATTACGTCGCCAAGCCGAAGACGCCCGAGGAACTCGCGGCAGAATGGGCGGAAAACCCATGCGGCATTTCGCCAGAGGCGCTGGCGGCGCTCAATCTCGGAATGCCCGTGGGCAAACCATGACCGACCGTCAGATCCTCGCCGAGGTCGTCGACTATCTCGGCCTTATCGCAGCGCTCAGGGATCGCGCCGCCGAACTCGGAATCGCGATGGGGTCGGATAACGCCGCGGAGATCAGCGGCCTCTCGAGCGCCTATCTCGCCCGCCTGATGACGCCCAAGACGAGCGGCAAGCTGTTGTCGATCGAGAGTTTCGGAATTGTTCTGGGCTTGCTGGGGGTGAAGATTCTGCTGGTCGAAGACGGCAATCAGACGGCGCGGATGGCGCGGCGGATCAAGAGGCGCGCCGCCGGCTACGTAAGAGACGGCGTCTGCCATATCGCAATTCCGAAAAAGAACTTCAAGGAAATGGGGCTAAAGGGCGGGAAAAACCTAAAGGCCCGTATCGGGTTGAGGGGATACGCCAAGATAGGACGGAAGGGCGCCTTGATTCGCCACAAAGGCGGACCCGCTTCGATTCGCAGCTACAACGCCCGCGTCGCCGCGCTGGCAAGGTGGGCAAAACACAGGGAGGAACACAGATGAGCTTGGTTATGTCACATCATGCAAAAGAGCGGCTGCTTAAGCGTGTCGGCGCGATGGAGCTGTCGCCTGCGCTGGCCGTCAAGCTTGAGCAGGCCGCTGCGGCGGGGGCAACCGGCGTCATTAGCGGCGGTTGGTTATATGTGCTCAAGGGTCTCGTGCTTGTGACCGTGCGGCCCCGCCCACACCATGGCAAGCATGTCCAGAAGGGGCGACCGATTCCGCGACGCTCAGAACGGCGTTTTGAGGCCGGCTGATAGCGCGGCGCAGGCCAGGCCGTAACGCAGCCATGCTGCATCTGAGATTGCCGCGTCCGCCCCTTGCTTGCCGCGCCTCGCGCCCTGCTCATAGTCCTGAATTTGCGATGGGCTAAAGCCGATCGCCTCGGCTAGCTTGGCGCGCGAAAGGCCCAGCGCTACGCGCCAGGCCAGCCATGACAAAATTCCAAATCTGTCACTATTGCTATCCCAGATTGCACAACCAATGTGGTAAGTGCAGTCGCGTTCCATAATCACAGGACAAAACCACAACAAAACCGCACCATTCCGAGCCCCTCTTGACAGCCGTTCGCGATTCGGCTTCTATGCCTCTTCGCGCGCGCGCCATCCTCTATCTGGCAGCCATGAGCGACCTCACCGCCCGCCCCTCAATCAAGCCCCCAGTCCGCTACGAAGTCCGCGGCAAGCTTCGCGCAGCCATCTATCAAATGGTCTGGGAAGGCCTCGAATGGGCAGATGCTGCGAACAAGGTTGGTTTACGCGCTCAATCAATGCGCGCCGCTTTCGAAAGGCCGCACGTTCTTGCGTTTATCCGCAAGGAACGAGAGATGCTCAGACAGAGCCTCGCGCCGCGCAATATCCACCGCTTGCGTGAGATCAGAGACGCCGCAGACAATATGCCCGCAGTGAACTCGATAGCGCTGCTTGAGCGCATGGGCGCTGATGGATCAATGCAGCAATCCGGCGCAACCCACGGGCCAGGCGTGACAATCATCATCGGTGCGGTACAGACAGACGAACGTCAGCCCGTCAAGACCACAATCGATCTGAAAGCAAACCCTCCTGATCCGGACGAGCCCGCCTGAGCGAGGCCGGCAGGAAAAATCGGTCGTCGCGTCGCGCTCCTCTCACGCGCCCACACATTCTGGGCTGGATTTGTGGGGGGGGCAGGCGGGTTGAAGGGGTTGCGGATTTTTTTGGCGGGCGCGAAATTTTTTGGGTTGTGGGATTTGCTGGGGTTGAAGGATAGAGGATGCGCGCGATGGCTGACGTGATTGGGCTGCGCGGCGGGCAAGTTCTGGCTCCAGTGACCGAGCCGGCGGCGAACGTGGTTGCGTGGTGCGAGGAACTTTTGGCTCAGGCGCGGTCGGGCGAGTTGCGTGGGTTGTTGGTTGCGCGGGTTGTACGGCCTGGGGTGGCGCAGTTTGTTTGGTCGCACGATGACGACCTTCTGACGTGGCATGGACTATCGTCGGCGCTGCTGGGGCTCACGCATGCTTGGTCGGCTGATCCCGAGATCGACGACAAGAAGGAAGGGTTGTGAAGGGGGATTATATACGTGACAACGGAGCAGGAAATTGAGAAAATCAGAAAGACAGGCCGGCGCAGTTACGGTTTCCGAGATTGAGGCTTTGGTTTCTTCGGATTCGGCGGTTTTGCTCGCGGGTGTTCGTCGCCTTGAAGATATCGGTGCGGCTTCACCAGACTATCTGGCAGCGGAGGCATTTGTGGCAATGGTGGCAGTTGCAATAGAGAGCGGGTATCTCTCTTTATTGTTACGTCAAGCAGAACTGAGCCGATCGCTGTCTCGAACCCGAGGCCGACAAGGTCAGGATTGTCAGTCTCAAAAAGCCGAAATCGCTCAATGGCCGGCATGGGCTTTGCCGATCTCGGATCAGGCTCTTTCGATTCGTCGGACATCGCTTATTCCTTTTGAATTTGGCGATGACGTTGACGGCGGTGCTTACGCGGATGCTTGCTCACCAACTGGCCGATAAGTGAGACGCTTTTTGTGAAGACGATCGTCATCAAGTCCGAGGCGCAGCGAGCGATGCTGCGGCGGGTTGTGGCTGACCCGGCGGAGGCTGCGCGGCGTGGGATGCGACAGAGTGACGCGGAGGCGGCGCTAGCGGCGGATCATGGGCGGCGGCTACCTGAGCGGATTGGGCCGGTCAGGATTGGTCGGCACGGCCCATCAGGGCGATTCGGTCGCGCACGCGCATGACGGTGCGGGCGGACCATGGCGCGCCGGTAGGGGTGGCGACGGCGAGCTGGTTGAGCTGACGGGCTGCGCCGCAAGCGGAGAGACCGGCGAGGCGGGCGAAGACGGGGGCGAGGTCTTTAGCGCGCTCTCTGGCTTCCGTCTTGCGTTGCTCGGCGATCTCGGGGGTCTGGCCGAGCTTGCGGCCTGATTTTGAGCCGACCAGTTTGACGCGCTGCAACGCGGCTTTTGTGCGTTGCGAAATGAGGGCGCGCTCTTTTTCAGCCAGGGCGGCGAAGAGATGCAGGATGAAGGGGTCGACGTCTGGGCCGAGCTCGGCGACAATGAAGGGGACTTTGTGGGCCATCAGGCCTGAGATGAAGTGGACGTCGCGAGAGAGGCGATCGAGTTTGGCGACGACGACGGGAGCGGGGATGCGCGCGCCGAGGTCGATGGCGTTTTTGAGTTCTGGGCGGACCTCGAGCGCGTCGTCGCCCTTGCCGGTTTCGACCTCGACGAACTCCTGGACGATCCGCATGTCGTTGGCTTGAGCGAAGGCTTCGAGCTGCGCGCGCTGGGCGTCGAGGCCGAGGCCAGATCGGCCCTGCTGCTGCGTGGAAACGCGCAGGTAGGTGACGATCGGGGTCATTTTTAGGCTTGCATTCTCTCCATTCATGTGTCATAGCCTGTCACGATTGGAGCGATTCGTCAAGGGGTGTTTCACGTGAAACAGGCAGGCTCGATCCTCACGCCGTCCGGCGCATTGCAGGAATTGCGGGTCGAACGCGACATCAGCGGCGGCGTGAGGATTGTGCTCGGGGGCGCCGGTTTCGTCCTGTCGCCTATCGACGCCATCAATTATGGTTCGGCGATCCTGAAAGCGGCTGGCTGCAACGTCGACTTTCAGGGCGACCCGCTGACGAAGAGGATGATCGCGCAATGAGCGTCACGATCCAGCGCCCCGTCAACGACAATCGGCCCGGCGTCTCGGCCGACTTCCTTCGCATCCCCGAGGTCTTTTGCCGCGTTTATTCGCAGGAATTGCTCGACTGGGCCTCGAGCCTGCAAGAACACGGGCAGTTCCTTGATCTGGCGCTGTGGAATCCGCCCGGCGCGACATTGATCAGCGCCGGCTATCAGGGCAAGGTGAGGTTGCGCTGCGACGTCGCGGTCAATCCGACGACCAAGGCGGTGCGGCTGGCGATCTCGCCCGACAGCGACGAGGACGCCGCGCGCGTCGCCAGGCATTGCGAGGAACTGCCCGCGATCATGGCCGCGCATCGCGCTCACGCCGAGGCGGCGCGGGGCAAGCCGCGCGTCGCGGTGACGGCGGTCTTCGACTTGCCGGACTATTTCATCGAGCGGTACGGCTTCGAACTGCGCGAATGGGGCCGCAATCTCAAGAAGATCGGTCTCGTCAAGACGATCGTGCTGCGCGAAGGCACCGTGTCGGACCTCTCGCCCGATCCCGAGATTG